TTACAATGTCACCGCCAAATTGCATAATCGCAGGATTAGCTTGCATCATTTGCATAAGCATATTTAATGCTTCAATCCGTTTAGTGGCATAGCTTGCGCCTTGAGTCACGACTAAATCATACTTACCTGTCGTTAAGTCGATGTTTTTAGGCTCGCCTTTTTGCATCACTACTTGATTGATACGCTCTAGCTTTTTACTGCCATCACTACCCATAACGGACACGACACGCGCCGCATCATAGATTTTAGGTATCAGGTCAATGATGATACGGCCAGTCCATTTAATCGCACGTGCAATGTTATCAATGTATGCAAAGTTAGCAGTATCACCTTTGCGTTGTTGAGCAAGAATAGCCCGTCCCGACTTCTCGTTATCTTGTTCACCCAATGACGCGCTAAAAATGCCTGTTGTTGACTTCATTTCGTCAACACACATCAACGCCGCTTCTGTTGCGCCTTTGTCCATTATTCCCGCGTTAATACGTTGCGGCATAGCGGCACTAGGAACATCGTTAACAATGAGATATGGTGAGTTAGACGTTAGGCTGTCTTGCCATTGCTGTTCATAACCTTCAATCTGTTTAGCAGTCACTAAGACAGGAGCTTTAGGAGCTAATGCTTTTTGCTCAGTGTCAATCGTGCGCCAGTAGTTGTACATTCTTTGTGGGTCTTTAGCGAAACGTACCAAGCCGCGTAATGTGCGCTTACCGTCAACTAAATCTTCCTTGCCATTAACGCCGACAATCGGCAAATACTTACCTGCCCAGTCGGTAGTTTCCAATATACCTGCACCACTCATCATGCAACACTTAATCTTAGTGATAGTCGTTTCACGCTGATTAACGACATTAAATCCTTGCTGTGGCTTCTCGAGTGTTACCTGTGTATTGCCTTCAAAATCTTGCACCGCGTAGAGCGTTGCTTTCTCATCTACTTTGTGCCAATACTCAGCGACAATGACTTGGTCTTTATCAACAATCCAGTCGCTAGTAAAATCATCGAAGTTATAGTCTGATTCCTCTTTTTTAGGCCATCTTTGCTTGTACTCATCTTTCGTCAACTTAACGCGCACTGTCACATGACGCGCGTCGCTATAATCAGGCAATACTGCGTTCTTGTCGAAGTAGACAGATAACGGGTCGCTAATGCGCTCGATGCAAATAATCTGGTTAAAGCTATCCTCGGCCTCATAATCAGTCTTAACACGCCACGCACCAAAGCCAAAGCACGCCGTATTCTCGACAGCAGTATCATAAGCAAAGTCAGCGTTAGATTCATTTTGAATTGAGCGAATAAGACCATCATAAATTGCTGCAATATCTTCGTCGCCATCTTCACCCGCATGAACTTTGATAGACGGCTTGTTTTGCCGTGCATCACCCACAATCTGGTCAATGAAAGCGGGCAAACGGTTAATCGTTTGGATAGGCCGCCCTGACAACTCACGGCCTTTACGAATTAAGTCAGGCCATTGGTCGCCAGCCGCGAATCGTTGGTCATCGCGCATCAATTCGCGCTCGTCACTCTTAGCGTCAATATCCGCTTTGATGTTATCGCAATACTGCTTGTATAAATCTTGGTCTTTCATGTTGTCGTCTCGACAATAAAATAGGGTTTATTGGTCTAACGGGTTGTAACCCCATTCATGTATTGAGTCACCGTTATTGTGTATTTCGCTCGCTTTTACTTGTTTTTTGAGTATTTTATATTTACCGTCAAATCGTGATTCTCCGTGCATTTTTGCATATTCTGGAGTTATTCCAACCCAATCACCTGCGTTAATATCTGCGTTAATGTCGTCAGGTATTGCACGGTAAATAGTGACCATTTTATCTGGATTGTTTCGCAATGAGTTTATAATTTGAAATGTTTTTTTATCGAACGGGTCGCCTGTGCCGTAGTATTGAAGTGCTTTTGCAGAATAAATATCATCGGGATAAATATTATTTAAAGCATAACCAGCAGCATTGTCTTGTGGTTTTGGTGCGCGGTGAGCGTCTCTATAATCAAAATTAGCAGCCCCACGTTGCCCCATATACCCCGTGTTTAATGTTCTAGGTGCATTAGCATTAGCAATCATTCGCGCTTGCATTGCGCCTAGACTATTACTCACTTGTCGCCCTGCCTGTAACGCAGGTTTCGCACCCATAGCCACGCCAATCGCTGTTGGTACGGTACGCAACATTGCACCAGCCATCGGGCTATAACCGCCAGCAATATCAACGCCTCTTTGCCATGTATCAACTATAGGCATTGCAGGTTTAGCAATTGCGCCAAGAGTACGCGCCGCGCCTTGCTGATACATTTGCCCCGCTTGTGTCCGTGGCGTGTATGTCATGCCTTCGCGAATAGCTTGTGCGCCGTTGGCAGGGTCATACATTGCAGCAAAGCCAGCGACAGGTTCAGCAATGGCAGCACTGCCTAAGCTTGCGACGTTCTCTCCTAGCCCGTAAGCGTTGCGGCCTAAGTCTCTAAAAAACTCGTTTAGATTACCCATGATTAACCCATCCAGCCGTGTTGAACGTAAGCCTTTTTTATCGGCTTATGCTTTACTGATTCTTTGAACGCTACAGCCATATATCGAAACGCATCGCAGCCATGACTCGACCAATCATGCGCTGGTATGTTTCGCCTGTTGCCGTTCTTGTCTGTTTCGTAGTGATAATACTCTAAAGCTTTTATCCCTTCTTTGCACTTATTTTCATCTATCCACACATTAGGCATAGCCATACGCACCGCGTTAATGCCGTTATCAATGCCTATCTGTGGAACTATTTCAACACGCAATCCAAAGCCCTCGACAATCTCTTGTATGGTCTTACCTGTGGCTAAGTTCGCGTGTCTGCCATCATGCGGCAGATAATGACGCTCGAAAACATAAGGCTTAGACTGTATAGCTCTAACATAATGGTCTATCGACTTTCGGTTATCCTCGATGTAATCAATAACCCGATACTGCATAGCCACCATTTGCACGAACCAAATAGCGGTACTATCACCAAAGCCTAAGTCCCAAAAAGTATAAACAGGCTTTGATGGTTCATAAGGTACGTTAGATATGCGGCCATCATCGCGCATCTTTCGCATCTCGTCCATATAGACTGCACCATCTAAAACCTTGAGACAGTGGCCTTCCCAAACCCACAAATACTTGTCTAAGTCGCGCTCTTTTAAGTCGTTTTTCTCGTCAATCAATTCTTGATGATATATTTGTTATCAGTCCAGTTCATTTTAATGGCGATACAGTTAGCTGGTGGATTGCTAACAAATCGGACGTATGTTGCATCATCGTCGAATTTAGGGTTAAAGCTAATCCAAATCTCACTGCCTGATTTACGAATCGTTGGCACTAAAACATCCCAAGACATATCACTAATCGCTTCGGCTTCCTCAGCCCAGCACACATCAATCCCTTCCATTGATTTGATTTTAGTGATGTTATGCTTTATACCCTCAAATATAAACTCAGTGCCGTTTATTTTGCTAAATATCGTCGTGTTTTGGATTTCGTAGAATGATTGTAAGCCTAGTGCTTCAATCTGTTGTGATAGCAGCTTGTGGACTGACTCAGCGATTGAGTTTTGTACTTCACGTACACATAACACACGGAGCTTTTTGCTTGCACCGATTAACAACAACGCTCTGGCCATTGACCAACTTTTAGATGACCCCCTACCACCATACAAAACTTTATAGCGTGATGGTTTAAACAAAAACTTAGTTTTAGGTGGGAATTTAGCGACAATATCGCTACTCATCATCGTCAAACTCTATCTTGATACTGACTGCGTGCTGAATCGCTTCACCATTCGCGCCAGTAACTTCTTGCACGTTTGTCTCTTTCCAACCCGCCTGCGTTTTCAAAAAGAAAATCATCCCTGTCATGTTGCCGCCTTTGATTGACTCCATTAGTTTATTGGTCACTAATGCGATGCCTTTGGCTTTTCCCCTTTTAATAGCGTCCGTAAAATCCGTATTTTCTTTTTTTCTTTTTGTTAATGTTGACTCGCTAATACCCAATGCCGATGCTATCTGTTCCTGCGTCAAACCATTAGCCGCCAATGACTCGACCTGTTTTAAATCAATGTGGATTTTTGGCTTGGTTATCATGTTTTAACTCAAATATGGAGCGTGATGGTCAGTGCTACCCTGCCGCTGTGGTGTTGGACACACCCATCGCTTGCTTATCACGCTTTGGATAACTCTTTGCTAATGGCATAATTTTTTCTGCCATTTCTTTATCTAAAGGCATTAAATATTTGTGTTTCCCTTGCACAGTCTTTTTAGAAAGAAACCGTTGATCGACGCCTGCATCGTCAACGGTTTTTTTGTGTGACCACTTGCCTTTATAAAAAACCTTAACTGCCTTACTACTTGTCCCTATATAAATCCAATTGCAGGCTTGATATATCCCGCCGTGATGACCCTGCTCTGGGTCAGCATAAGAGACTATAAGCCTTAAACCTGCTTGAGATTTTTTTAGAAATTTTATTGCAACTGCCATAATTTTGCTCACAGGGGCAATGTGCTTTGTTAATGCAATTCTCACCAACTCACAACCATCCTCTTGTTCTAAGTTGAATGGTTTTAGCATATTGTTATTAGCCCCACGACCAAAAATAACACAACCAATATATTTTCCATCCTCCCAAGCCCCAATCTTTACTAGTTTTCCAACTGGCAAGCATTTGCTGTAGTGCCAATTCTCACAAGCGTACTTGACTGCATCATGTGAAGCCCAATCAACTTTTAATTTAGGCTTCACGACTATCAAACTCTTTGCCACAATGAGGACAAGCAATATATTTAGGGCTTAATTCGTCTAGTTTTCCTTGAGCATCTTCGTTTGACGGGTCAAAATTAATTTCTTCAAATAACTGCTCTATATCATCATCACTAAAGCCAATCAAACCTAAATCAAAATCTAATTCTTTTAATTGCTCAAGTTCTATTTTAAGCAACTCGTCATCCCAACCAGAGTTAAGAGCTAGTTTGTTATCCGCAATAATGTAAGCCTTCTTCTGTGCCTCGCTTAAATC